TGTCGCCATAATCGTGTTTTTAAGTTCTGGTGTGTCAATTATTTTGGTTAATAAGTCATTTGGTATGTTTGATTCTATTTTAAGGTTCACATCAGTTGAACCTTCTATTTTAAGAGTATTAATTTTTTCTTCTTTTTTTGTTTCAATTTTAGATATTTCATTTATATCTTTTTGTATTGTTTCGTTTAAAATTGGAGTTATCTCTTGTATTTTTTTTGTGTCTATTTCCACACCCAGATTATCTACTTTTTCTTTAATTTTTTCTGGTTCCATACCAGTATTTTCTAATAATTTTTTACTATCTTCTTTAATTTTTGAAACTGTTTTTTCTAAATCTTCTAACGCAACATCTGGTTTCCCTTTTAGTACATCAGCTAACACTATAACCGCACCTTCAATGGTTTTAAAACCAATTTTAGCTGTTTCTACAAATATATTTAAACCCTTATTAAGTTCTTCGCTTTTTAAAGCACCAACCAATGTATTATTTACTGTTTGAATTGTAGTAACGTATGCCTCCATTTCGGCACCAACAACTTTACCAATACCTTCTTTTAGTTTATCATAACCGAATTTTTCTTCTTCAGCTCGTATTTTATTCGCTTCAATAATTTGGTCTTTTAAAGAAAGTTCACCCCCTTTACTAACTAAAGCGGATCTAACACCTTGCAAAGAAATATCTCTTAATGAATTGTTTATATTATTTAATACACTTAGTTGGTCTAAAGCCACTTGTTTTGCATCTTTACCAGCATCTTCTTGAGCTTTTTCTAAAGCTTTCATTGCCTTTGAGTTATCTTTTAATTCGTTAACATCCAGTAATTGGTCAGTACCCGGAATTCTAACTTTAACCTCACCACCTTTACCAATTTCAGCAAAAGCACCAATTAAATTTTTTTGTTCTTCTGTAAAACCTTCAGTATTTATTCTTGAAAATATTTCTTGTTCTTTTTTGAATTTTATGGCTGATTTCATATAGTCGTCAGCTGATATGCCCATAGCAGTTGCGGTTTCTTTCATATTTCTTCTCATTTCTGGAGAAATACTAAACTCACCTGTTGTTTTGTTAAAATCAACCATAGACGCTGACGCTTTACCTATTTGATTTTGTAATTCTCCAACATCACTTTGCGCCAAATTAATTAATTGAAATGGATCACCTAATGCTCCGATATTACCACCTAACATTTGAATTGAAGATGCCATCTCAATCGCACCTTCCGGATCAAAAGCTTTTTCTGCGGCGTTTTGAGCCATTTCCATACTAATACCAAGTCTTTGGGCTTGTGCTGCCATTTTTGTTAAACCATCAATACCATCTTTAAAACCATACGCTTGAGCTTTAAATATGTTTTCAGAAACCGTTTTGGTTAGTTTACCAGCATCAATACCATACTTTCTAGCGGTATCAAAAGTTTTTGTAAGTTTTTCGGTTGCTACATCTTGAGATAATCCCATACTGGCAAAACTACCATACATCTTACCCATTTCAGCAGCGGATACACCCATCGCTTTACCCAAAATGATGGCTTGTTCTGTATTTTTTTCACTTAGTGGTACAACACGACCTAGTTCTCCGGCCATCGAAGATAGAAAGTCGGCAGTATCTTTATATTGAAATCCAAGTTCAATATTTTTTTCATACAATCCAACAATTAAATTTTCAAGTACTTTTACGTTTCCGGTAAATTGATTAGATATTGATGCGTTAGCTTTTTTAGCATCTTCTTCTAATTTCAAAAAAAACTTCTCAGTGATTCTAGGGTCTAAAGCTGATTTAATAGCTTCCCCCATTTTGGTAATAAATTCAGTACTCCCAATAACATTTGAAAAATTCAATGGATCTGATTCGGGGGTTTCATTCACTGTCTGCCAAAACATAAGTTTTTTTTAAATAAATATGATATTTATTGTTTTTCCAAATCTTTGATTAATTTTTCAACAAAATACTTTCTCTCATATACTGGCATATTGAGTAAATCTGAATAGGTAAAGTTGGCTATTTTAACCAAATAATAAATTTCGTCTAATTGACTTGTCTTATAGTTAGAAGAAAGGCCGAAAAAATTCTACCCCAAAAGTGATGTTAACAATCACTTCTTCTCCAGACGGGGTCATAATTTTTCTTTCAAGATCTAGTTTAGGTTCGCATTCGTTCATAAAACTACGAATAAGTTTGGAGTCAGATATCGGTAATTGATTAACAAATTGTGCAATTTTTAATCTATCGTTGGTTCCGTTTAATTCTACAATTTGTTTTTCCAAACGTTTAGTAATTACCGGAGCCACCATGCCTTGTGGGTATTGGTCAGTTAATTTATCTATTTCCCTTTGTTCACCAATATTTAATAGTTTTAATTTTACATCCGTATTACTTTTAGGTAGTTTCAAACTAAAATAACCATTTTCATCTGGTGTATGTTTTGGTTGAAGGTAGTTAATTTCATCTAATAATAATGTCGCATCAAACTTTTTACCGGTTGCCGGATCTGTGATTGTAAAATTATATTCAGGTCCAAACGCGGTGTTTCTTAAAAAAATCAAAACGGCTTGTACGTCCGTATCAATCATTTCATCAATTAAAAATCCAGGTTCATATATTTTTTGTCTCAATAATGAAAAAATTATTCCATCTCTACTAACGTTTGGTGCCATTAATATGTTTTCATCATTGGCGGTTAAATACCCAACCTTAACGGCTTCTTTTTTTGTTTTATAAAAAATACCCTTTGAAGGTAAACTTATAACGTCGTGAGGTAGCGAAAAATTATCTTGTCCATATTTTACTTCATCTTCCATAATACTTTTTGTTTAAAAAATAATACCAACATAATTAATGTAAACAAAAAACCCACCAATGAGGTGGGTTAAATTATAACATATGAAAAAAACTATCTTAGTAAACTAAAATACATCTATCTGGTTGAATTGTCATATCAATATTGGCCAAATCATCACCAGTGTAACCTAAGTCACCAAATCCAGCAGAAGTTATCTGACAACCAACTAAAATCCATTTTTCAACAGCAACACCTGTTGGGTCCAACATTTCAAGATCAACATTCTTTTTGTAACCCGCAGCATAACCCATACGTCCAGTTACAGATTCGGCGTGTAAACGAACCCATTCCATAACAGCTTGTGCCGCTGATGGTCCGATTGGATCTCTTAATTTCACTGTAATTGGGTCCCATTTAAATTGACCAGCAACATAAGTTTCAGTGTTTAAGAACTTAATCTCTTTTGATCCTATTGTAATTTTTGGTCTACTTGCACTTTCTACGTACCACGAATTGATACCTAAAGAAGAATCAAAACTCAATATAAACCTATTTTTTCTTTTCGGTTCGTATTGTATGGGCATTTTCATTAATAAATCCGCCATTTTCTTGTTTTTTTAAATATTTATGTTTATATTTGTAAATTATACAATTCACATTACTCATAAATATATTGTAAAGTAAAAAAAAATGGATTTAATTAATTTTTTTATAGAAAATAATAAAAACGGTATCAAAACTAAAGAGTCCTTTTTAAAAAAAAATTATCCAGATATATATTTTGAAATTATTGATTACAGCAACGACGAATTAAACGACTTACCTTTCATACAAAAAATCTGGCATTTTATTAATGAAGAACCAAACAAACCAGTATGTCCGACCTGTAATATTCAACTAAAATTTAAAAGATCTTTAAAAGAAGGTTATGGGGTATATTGTTCAAAAGTATGTTCCAACAAAAATGAAATTCAAAAAACAAAAATTAAAAACACCAATAATGAAAAATATGGAGGTAACGCTCCAATTTGTTCTGATGAGATTAAAAATAAAATAAAAAAAACTCATTTAGAAAAATACGGTGTAGACAATCTTTTTAAAGATAAAGATTATATTAAAACAAAAACAATAGAAAAACATAATGTAAATCATATCGCAAAACTTGATTCAACAAAAGAAAAAATAAAAAATACAAATCTTATAAAATATGGTGTGTCGTCCCCTCTGAAATTACCAAACGTTAGACGTAAAAGAGTTAGAAAAAATACCAGTTTAAGTACTGTTGATTTTATAAAAAGAAAAATTGTTTTAATGGATAACCCGTTAAACGAATTAAAATCATTAAAAGAAAAACAAATTTGTGAATTCTTAGGTGAATTAAATATTAAATACATTAAGGGTGACAGAACCTTACTTAAAGGTCAAGAGTTAGATATTTTTATTCCAGATTATAGTTTGGCCATTGAATTTAATGGATTATTTTGGCATTCCGATAAATTTATAGAAAATAATTACCATTATAATAAAACTAAGGATTGTAATAAATTAAATATAAGGTTGGTACATATCTTTGAAGATGAGTGGACATATAACTCGTCTATCGTAAAAAGTAGACTTAAAACATTGTTGGGATTAACTCAAACACGTATTTTTGCAAGAAAATGTGAAATAAAATACGTTGACACAAAAACAAAAACTCAATTTTTAATTGAAAATCACATACAAGGCCCCGTTGGTAGTAAGTTTAACTTGGGTCTTTATTATAATTCAGAATTGGTATCCATTATGACTTTTGGTAAAAAACGGCTAAACCTTGGATTCAAACAAAGTAAAAACGATGAATATGAGTTACTCCGGTTCTGTAATAAATTAAACCATATTGTTGTTGGTGGAGCTTCTAAACTACTCAAGAAATTTATTTCGGATCAATCACCAAAAGAAATAATAAGCTACGCAGATAAAAGATGGAGTGATGGTAACCTATATAAAAAATTGGGGTTCTCCTTCGTTAAGGAAACCGTTCCTAATTATTATTATATTGTTAGTAAGAAAAGGGAATCCAGATTTAAATATAGGAAAGATGTGTTGGTGAGTTTGGGTTTTGATAAAAATAAAAGTGAATCCGAAATTATGGAAGAAAGGGGAATTAGAAAAATTTATGATTGTGGAAATTTATTATTTAAAATGAGTTTTATTTAATCTTAAAACTTTTTTCTATTTACTTTCAATTAGTTTAAAATTATCCTTTATATATAAATTAACTAATAAATAATATTAAACTTCTTTTTTCTCTCCTCCTTTAGTTAAATAAGTTCTTACAGGACTTTTTTCATATTCACTTGATAAAAATTCTTTCATTTTTTCAATATTTCTTGGGTCGTCGTCTGAAAAACCAATAAAAGGGATTATTTCGTGATTCTCAACATCATTCTTAAACATTGCTTTTTTTCCAATTTCTTGAGCCAAATCTTTACAATAATTAATAAATGATCTAAGTGCTTTTATTTTTCCTTCTTCTGGATTTGCAGCACTACCTTCACCAAAAGTTACCGGATGGAATCTACACATATCTAAATATTCATCAATCAACTCCTTATCAGATACTTTTAAATTAATATTTTCCTTTACGGTATCATCAGCGAAGTGTCTATATTTTTTTAGATTTTCCACTAATGTGTTTTTATTAATTCCGTTGTGATTTGAAATAATAAAGTTGTATGTCGCTTCTTTTAATGTTTCTGGATTATGTCCTCTAGCGGTTATAATCGCAAAGATGGAACCACCATTAATACACTCCACAAAATCATTCCAGGATGGTCCAGGGCTTGCAATCATTGAGTCAATGATGAATCTCTTATTACCTTCCTCTTTGAAGTTTCTAAAAGGGCTTGGCGCATAATCCACAACTGTCGTCCCTTTAAATGAAAAAGGTTCAACGCCAATCTGATGTCTATGTTCAGCAAACTCCTCAGTTGACATACCTACTTCTTCTTCATTTTCAGTCAAAACCATTATTTTGGTTGGCATATAACAAATGTTATCGTCCCAATCAAAAGCATAATATTTTGAGTCCGGAGTACCTTCCTCAGTCATACCTTCTTTAATGGTTTGGTTTCTTTTTTTAATTTCGTTAAGAACGTGTTTTTTTATGTTCATCTTTTTTTAGTTTTTTTAATAAATTTTCCAATTGTGATTCACTCAAAATGACATTTTGTTTTTTAGATGAAAAAGTTTTGTTATTTTTATCATCTAAGTTAAGTGACTCAACAATAATTTTTTTTGAGATTTCCATACTTTTTTATTTATAAATATACAAAAGGGGAGTAAATTACTCCCCTTCCATTTATTTTTTTTCTTTTTTTTGAATTAAATGTTCTCAAAAGAAGCACCAGTTGGTGTAATTACGAACTCAATATCTATCATCTCGAGTGCTTTTGTCGGTTTTAGGTACACCTTCCCCGTCAATGTGTTTGAGTCTAAATCCTCTGGAGTGTTAGATACTGTAACTCTAAAGTCAATCAAACCTCTATCTCTTCTGATTGAATCCAAAATTGGGTTCACTGAGTCTAGGAAGTCTTGTCTAACCTTATCATCATTTTGTTCAAACAACAATCTAACAGCAACAGCAGATATCAATTTACGAGCCTGTAACAACAATCTTCTAACATTAATTCTGTCAAGAGCAGATTCTCTAATTTGTAGAGTTTTGTTACCCCAAATTACAGTACCCACATCTGAGAACGTTGCAATTGGATTAATTCTACCCTTATAAAGTGTATCTCTATCGTCTTGAGTTAACTTTCTACGTGCTTTAATTGCGTTAACAATACCACGAGTATAACCAGCAGATGCAAACCAAGGGAACGCGATGTTATCAGTCAATGCCAAGTTTTTAGTTACCTCAGCAGTTGGTGGTAAATAAATTTGAGTATTATTTACACTATCTCTTGTTAGTACCCACGGATAGTAAGTTGCAGTATAGTTTGAATCAATTCCAGTATTATCCAAATTGTCAACCACCTCTTGAGGGTAAATTAAACCTTCAGTCACATCACTATATGTCGGTAAGAACATATTGAAGTCAGGAGTTGTACAGATGTAAATTGAGTCAGCTCTATCAGTTTCAACCATATCAATTGCAAGTTCAACAAGGTTTGAGTTATTTACATAATCAATTCCTGGTGTTGTAAACACATTGATGTTTGTTGCTTCTGGGTTAGCAAAAGTTTGTTGCCCCCACAAATAAGCGTAGTAATCTGTATTTGCCCAATTTTCTTGGTTTGGACCACTAATTTGTTTAAATGAACCCCAACCAGATGCGGTAGGATAAGTGATGGATGCTTCAGCACCAAATTTATAACCAGATTGACCTAAAGCGAACTGATCACCATTTGTTCTATTTTCTCTATAGATATCCCAACCATCAAAACCACCGTAGGCATATACTGTGAATTTTCTTGTGTTTAATCTGTAGTAAGCATTGTCAGAATCTTCTGGTTCTGTATTAAATGATGATACACCTACTTCAAATGCTGGATTTCCAGAAGTTACATATCTATTTGGAATTGTGACAGCACTTGCGTTTACATCCATGTGGAATCCTTGTGTTAAATAACCCCATTGTGGGCCGGTTGTGTCAGTACCTAAATTAGGTGGGACTATTTTCCCTTTGTAATCAAAGAAATCATAATCAACTCCACTAATATTTGAAATACCCAAATAAGCCCTTCTTGGATTTTCACCATTTGAGATAACTGGATTGTCACCACCATTTGTTGAACCAAAAGGAGGGTTGTAAATAACGTCACCTGGTTGTAAGTATTTTGTTTTGTAAATAATGTATGGTGATTTTGCGTTCGCATATTCTCTCATAACATATCCTTCAAATCCACAAGGTAAAGCATCGGTTGGTGCCTCGTCACTCATCTCCAACATAATGTATTTTGACTTAACTTGGTATTCACCATTTGAAGTACCAATTTTGTTTGCCACGTAATTATTTAAGTTTGGATCTAATGAACAATTTGTGAAGCTTTCAATAACTCTTACATTTTGATCATTGTCATAAAAATCTCTAACAAAAACATCAAACGTACCATTAGCAAATGAAATATTTCCAATAGATAATTTAACAAGTCTATTTGCCGCATTACCATCAGAAATCAATACAAACTTAAATAATTTGTAAACTTTATTACCTCTTAATTCTGAAACCACAAATGGAGTTTCCGGTGTTTGGTATTGTTCCAAATAGAATCCGATTGAATCTGTATTTAATGATTCGGCACTATCAAGTTCAATGAAGTCACAATATAAACCTCTAACCTTACCGTCTCTATAACCATTTAATAATAAACTTGAGTAAGCTTCCTCAACAAATAAAGGAACTTCAGTTCTATCTTTACCAAAATTACTTCTACCAAATACTTTTGATAAATAATTTGTACTTGCCGAGTCCATTGATGTTTCAAAACTAAATGTGTCGTTGTCAAATGTTGTCCCACTAATTACAAACGTACCGAATGGATTTTTTGAAATACCGGAATAAGAACCAGCACATACCATTGAAGCGTCAGATGTTGCCGATACTTCGTATCTTGGTCCGTGTTGTGTTGATGAATATGTCGTAATACCTCTTGATCTTAAAGTAGCAACTACCATATCATCGAAATCGCTGTATGGGTCAGATGTGTATTGTGTACCATAAACTGTACAAGTACCAGTAAATTCAGTCACTGTAGTACCAGTTCCAATATTACTTAAAGCAACACCAAATCCATAACCATAATATGAACCAACACTAGCTACTTTTGTATAATCAAACAAAGCATAATACCAAGCATCGTTTACTTCACTTGACAATGTTGAATTTTCAAGTATTAAAGAGTCAACACCTAGTACATTTGTTGTTGCAGATACCGCATTTGAAAATACGGTTACACCAGTAACTGAATTAAATGTTGATGAACTCACAGGGCCCCAGAATAATGCGTTACCACCAGTTGCTCCGGAACCTATCGTTGCAAAATTATTAATTTGTGTTGAAACAAAAGATTGTAAATCGGCGTTTAATGATGAAGTACCACCTTCAAAAGTGGTGTAAGTATTATAAAACAAATCATTAAGTAATGCGGGTAAACCAGTAAACACAACATTTGAACTCGTACCAGTAGTACCTGTAAAAGTTAAAGTTTGAGAACCAGTAATACCTGTCGCACTTACAGTTGACGGGTCCGGATTTGCAATTGTTGTTATTGACCAAGATGGTCCCGCGTCATAACCAGACAATCCTAAGATTCTGGTTACAAATAATTGGTTAGATTGAGTTAAATATGATTTTGCAATATATGCCGCCTCATATTTTGGGATTTGAGTATTAACAAATTTTTCGGGGCTTGTTCCACCGAAATAAACTTGAAACTCATCATAATTTGTGATAAAGATTGGTTCAAACGCCGGACCTTGTAAAGTTTCACCTACAAGTCCTAGAGTTGTAACACCGACACTTTGAGCCACAAAAGTTAAATCTCTTTCAGATGTATAAACACCTGGAGATACAAATACTTTGTTAGTTGATGCCATTATTAATTATAATTTAAACATTTATTTTAATATAAATACATTGAAATTTTGCAAAAAACACCGCTGACTCATAATTATTTAAGATAGGGTAGAAAAAAGGTAGATTTTTTTCTTCCTTTTTAAAAACCATTAAAACAATGAAAAAAATTAAAAATCTTAAAATATCAGAAGAAACTCACGAAGTTCTCAAAAAATATTGTGAAGAAAAAGGTTTGAAAATATATAAGTTTTTGGAATCACTTATATTGAAAAATTGTCAAAAAGAAAAAGATATTTACGGAGAGTAAAAATTAGGTCACTAAATGTGCAATTGTATTAATGGTAGATTCTTCTAATGGATTTGTTTTGGTTACCCCAACGACTAGGGTATCACCATCATTAATCTGAATTATTTCCAAATCCGAACCAACAAAATTTCCATTTATAAAAACAGAATAAGTATCAACATTTGTTGTGTTTTGAATTTTAATATCGGCAGTATACCTAAAAACTTCACTAAGTTGTGTATTACCGGACACAAATAATAAATTCAAGTCAAACGTATCTGGTCGTGGTGGTTGAATGTTTACCTTTCTTGATTTGTTTAATGGATCAACTTCAAACATTGTAACTTGTCTAGTTATACCGGGTGAGACTTGAAACTCGGCTTCATCCAATAAAAAACCCATCAGAGTTATTTTATAATTTTGAATATAATATTTTCTTTTTTCAATTTCTTTAACGGATTCATCAGTTGGATCCGCCAATTTCATCGGCATATAGTGACCCTTAATCTGAGTGTACGCTTGTTTTGATGTAAACGTTTGCATCATAATTTTATTAAACTCATTAAGTTCACGCATTCTATTACAAAATATTTTAACATTGTAAGTGATATCAACCGGTACGGGTTGAGGTATTTTATACACATCAACACCTTTCCTATCACCATCCCAAGTTGGAACTGAATAATAAAAAAACCTTAAACGTTCCGGAATATTTGCGGCACCTCCTTGAAATTTTCCATATATAACTTCAGGTTGTCTAACGGTAATTATAAAAGGTAATGAAACATTTTTATCCAAATCTTGAAATTTCCATGTTTCAGTAAATTGTGACCAACTTTGTGTTGTAATGATTTTATCAACTGTCGGTACTGTTTTTCCGTCCACAACTAGTTTTAATCTTTCTTTGACAAAATCCAAAACACCTTTATCCAAATCAGCATGTAAAACACCCTTCGGTAAATACGTGCCATTATCTGTCACATCTTCAATTAATTCCATACGCCTCTCCGTACCAAACTTTTTTGGAACCAAAGGTAAATGTTTTTTAATCTTTTTTGGGAAAGCCATTATATTCCGTTAAATTCATCATTTGTTACAGGAGCCGCAATTATTGTCCTATAATATTTTTTATAACCACCATAAGTGTGTTTCATATCGGAGTTAACCCTTCCGTCATTTACTACACTATAATACCTAACTCTATCTTCGGTTTCGTAATAGGCCAAATAATCACCTAATGAAATTTCAATAGCCAATTGATCTAAATGTGATTGGTAAACACTAAATGTCATATTACCCGGTTCTATTTGTGAAACTCTTGAGGAACCGTAATCCGTATTTGTTGGTGTGTCAATCCTAACCAACCCTTTAACCTCAATCGGAGCCATAAATTGAATTCCGGAAGAAAGGGCCTCACCATAAACATCATCATTATTTGTGCGTTGTCTGTCCACTCTATATAAAACAACGGTAAAGTTCATGTCTCCGTACATCCATTCGGACCCAAGCGAGATCTCAAGTTCGTAGTCCGCAGCAGAAAAAAACTTATTTAACCTCGTAATAGGTACTCTATTTTGTGTCATACTAATAAATATCTATAAAACAAAAAACCCCTCTTTTAGGGAGGGGAATATAACCATTTTATTTTTTTTATTTAAACTTACTTCTATCTCTTTTAACCCTTTTATCACTAAGTTCTTTATTTCTTGGGTTGTTACGCCATTTTGCGAATTCAGGTTCCCATTTTGAAACGTCATTATCAAAATCTTTTAAATATGGACCTTTAGATCTGATATCTTGATATTCCATTTCTTCTTCATCCGACCAAGAACCAAATTCTGGTGTAGTGTCTAGTGATGAATTTTTATGTTTAGTTCTAGACATTTTATCACCTAATTCTTTGTATCTTGGATTGTTTTTCCATTTTTCAAATTCTGGTTCCCATTTTGAAATATCATTGTCAAAATCCTTTAAGTATGGCCCTTTTGATCTAATGTCGTCCCACTCAGATTGATCTTCATCAGTCCAAGATTCCTCCTCAGATTCTCTAATAACTCGTCTTACAATTCTTGTAAGATCTGATTCCGTTAATCTAATTATTTTTTTCATTTTATAATTTTTTTAAATTTATTTTTTATTATAAATATATCCAAGTTAATTAAAAGTTGATTTTAAAACAAAATTGATTATTTTAATTTTTAATTAATGGAAGAATTAATTTCAAAAACTCCAGAGACACGAGCCCTCCAATTACTTGATGAATATATTGGGTCAAACAACTATATCCTAGCGTTAAAAAACAAAAAACAAAATAGTAAGTCATTCACACCAACAAGATCACAAGCTGAGTATATAATTAATTTCCACGGTAGAAATCCCAAGGTTGCCAAAAAATGGGTTAAATTGGATTCCTATTTTGGAAAAAAAATGATGGAAGATAAAATGTACACAAAAGAACCATCAGAAATATATGTTGAGAAGTTGTTGGTTGAAAAAGATAAGTCGTATCATATTTGGGGAAAAATATTCAGTGGTGAAACCTTACATGACTTCTGGATACCAAAATCCGCCATTATAAAGGACAACGAAGTTAAAAATGTTGTTGTTGATTATTCCAAATATATTTCTAGACCACCAATGGAACATCAAAAGGTGGCAATTGAAAAACTGGTTGGTAATAAAAAGTATATTCTGGCGGACGACATGGGACTAGGTAAGTCAGCGTCAGCCGTGGTTGCGGTGTTAGAATCTGGGGCAAAAAAAATACTTATAATCTGTCCAGCATCATTAAAACTAAACTGGGAAAGAGAAATAAGGATATATTCCGACAAATCAATTTTTATTTCGGAAGGTAAGAAATTTTCAACCGAGTACGATATTGTAATCATAAATTATGATATTTTAAAAAACTTCCACGACATAAAAAACAAAGAAAATTCTGAAATATTAAAAGCCAATTTTGATTTGGTTATTATGGACGAAGCCCATATGATATCCAACCCCCAGGCGGCAAGAACCAAAATAGTAAATGATATCGCATCATCAATTGAACGTGTTTGGTTATTAACCGGAACCCCAATGACATCCAGACCAATGAACTATTTCAACTTATTAAAACTTGTTGAATGTCCGGTATCGGTCAATTGGATGGCTTACGCAAAAAGATATTGTAATGGATTTCAATTCAATGTTGGAAAGAAAAAAGTCTGGAATGTCACCGGTGCCTCAAACTTGGATGAACTAAGAGAAAGAACCCAATCACATATTTTAAGAAGGTTAAAAGAAGAAGTACTGGATTTGCCAGAAAAAATAATAACTCCAGTATATCTTAATTTAAAATCAAAAGAATATGAGGATATGATGGGTGAATATTATGATTGGTTTAATTCAAACAAAGAGGAATCATCATCACTTACCATTCAGTTTGGTAAATTAATGAAAGTAAGAAAGGTTATTGCGAATGAAAAAGTAAAATCAACAATTGAGTTGGCTGAAAATATAATTGAGCAAGAAAAAAAGGTAATTATATTCACAAACTTTACAGACACATTACAAGAAATTTATAATCATTTTGGAAAAAGTGCCGTATATTTGGATGGCTCCTGTTCCAAAAATCACCGTCAACAA